GGGCATAATAATTCACAAATTAGTTATCAGGAGACTGAAGAAGTGAATTTAGATGCTCGATTAAGACAAGTTGAAGGCGATGTAAGAGAAATCAAGTCAAATTATTTGACGAAAGAGGCTTTTTATAAAGCTGGTGGCTCTACACTCATTGCATTAGTAGTTACTGCTGGAATTGCATTATGGACAGTATATTCACACCTTGACACCAAAGTTGAAGCTCGATTCTCGAAAATTGATGATAAGTTTGTCCAAATAGAGACCAATATCAAAAATCTTGATATTCGCCTCACTAAAGTTGAATCTAGATTAGATAATGTCGAACAACGACTAGACAATGTTGAGCAGCGACTAGGCAATATGGAGAAGAAAATAGATGGGGTTGATAATAAACTCGATCTGTTACTACAACAATTCAAAAGATAAAATAATATTCCTTGAATAAACCGCCCTCGTGGCGGTTTTCTTTTCTGCTACAAAAAAACACAACAAAAATGTTGCAATACCAACAAAAATGTTGTATTATTTCCTTGCTGTTTTGATAAGGAGGTATCTTATGAAATACAGCGAGTTCCTGAGGTACTTACTTGCTCAAGGTTGCGAAATTGAAAACCATAGGCGAGGCAGTCATCGAAAGGTAACACTAAACGGAAAACAATCGGTTTTTCCTTATCACGGGAGCAAAGAGATTGGTACAGGTTTAGTAAATAAGATTAAGAAAGACTTAGATCTTAAATAACAAAGTCCCTCGAAAGAGGGGCTTTTCTAGGAGTTTATATGTTACGCTACCCAGTTGAAATTACCCCTGATGATAACGGCACATACCTTGTGACTTGCCCTGATATTCCTGAAATGGCAAGCGTAGGTGAGGACTTAGAAGAAGCCCTATTAGAAGCACAAGATGGCTTAGCCACAGCCCTTGAATTCTATTTTGATGATAGACGAGAAATACCAATGCCAAGCCCAATTAAAGAGGGACAACATACGGTTAATCTTACCGTGCTGCAATCAATGAAAGTATTTCTCTTAAATGAAATGATTAAACAAGGTGTACGTAAAGCAGAAATGGCAAGACGATTAGATGTACACTTACCACAGATAGATCGCCTATTAGATTTTAATCATTCCACAAAAGTAGAATTTGTTGAGAAAGCCTATGGTAAGCTAAATCAACGCTTTACTATTCTCCCTCACTAATAAAATAACCGCCTACGGGCGGTTTTCTTTTCCTAAGAACAATAAAACCCTCCGAAGAGGGCATTATTAAGCGTGAGCAGTTTCTCCATAATTTCCACCAAAATGAAAAGGCATAACAGGATTTAACCGCTGCTGCTTTAACTCCCATAAATCATATTTGGTTTGTAAGTTGAGCCATAACTTAGCCGTACTAATTCCTGCTTCTTCTAAACTTAACGCCAAATTTGCAGTCATTGGTGTTTTGCCGTGTAATACTCTTGATAAAGTTTCACGAGAAAACCCAAGATGATCTGCTAATTCTTTAATTTTGATGTTATTTGGTTCAATAAACCCATCTAATAAAACTTGACCTGGATGTGCTGGTTTACGCATAACTCCCCCTAATGATAATCTTCATAATTCAAAATATAAGCATCGCCATTTACAAATTCAAATGTAATCCGCCAGTTGCCATTAACCGTCATAGAATAAATGCCTTTTCGATTTCCTTTTAACTCGTGGCATTGGTAAAAAGGCATAAATTCATCAATACTTTCTGCTGAATCAATCAAATCTAAAATACCATCGATTTTACGCTGATGATTAAGCTGAATACCTTTTGTTATCCCTTTTTCAAAATATTGTTTTAAGCCTTTATGCTTGAAACTCTTAATCATAATGATACCCGCCAAACAAATGTGATATAAATATATCACAAAAAATAAGTAAGGCAAGATATTTCGAGTGTATTCCTGTGTAATTATCCTTTCTCTCTATGCATTCTGTTTAAAAAACAAGCAATCAAACAACCTTTCTAAAAATAAATTCTCTTTAAAATCAATAAATTACTAAACAAAAGCTAAACTTTATTTAGTTTACACTAAATAAACACTTTACTAAATGTTTAATATTTACTAAACTACACCCATCAAAACAAACAACGCCACAGACAAAGGGGAAACCAAAATGAACGCACAAACAACGCTAAACAACCACAAAGACTACATTTTATGCGGACGCAAAGAAAAACGCACCAGTGATTTCATCAATGTGTTTGAGGTCTTTGAAAATGAAGCCACGCAAGAGTTTGTGATTGAAAGAGCAATGTTCAGAAATGGCAAGTTAATCGACTGGAACCAAAGCGACAAAATGAACGCTGAGCAAGCTCAACAACTTTGGCAAGCCTACATTCACTAAGAATTTTTATCAAAGCCCTTTACTGAGGGCTTGAATAAAGGTTCTAGACCTAGCCCACATAGCAGGCAATAGCCGAGAGATAAGCAGAGACTGTGGGATGTTCTTTAACAATTTAGTGCTTGTGCGGACGATATTAACAACCTCGAGCAGTTGTAAAGTAATGCTTTATCACTCGGCAAGGTTGGTTAGACCCTGACATACAAATTTGAACGACTTGCCAAACAGAGGTGGCAAGGTTTAGGCAACACACTCGCAAGGTGTGGAGAGCTGAAAAGGCAACACTGGTATCAGTCCTAAGCAATCACGCTTATCTCAAGTTTGAGTAAGTACGGATACAAGCAGCACCCGACGGAATGGCAAAAGCCGGACGGGCGACGGCGTGGGCAGACACGCATTATTCCAAAGCGTATTTAAGAAAGTATGTTCTGGAATATTTAACTAGAGGTAAATTATGAAGGTAAAACAATGCTTATTAATTTTATTTATTATCAACGTCAACCCTATTGGTTTGTTGATCCATAGCTGGGCTTTTAATAATTTTATTAATTATCAATGCAAAGACATCCAAGCAAAGGATAAACATTTGCCAAAAAGCTGTAGCAGCGACCAAATAAAAAATATAGAGCAATGTATAAGTAGGTAGTCCTGGTAGGGCATTAGCCAGTAAATGATCTTGTATATCTATTGGTATATATAGCCAACAGATAATAAAGGACAGAAACCAAGTTGTAATACGCATAACTATGTTATCAAAGTGTTCTTTTATTATAGAAAAGATAGAGGGTATCAATACTTCCCACATTGTAAAGTTCCTGATTTTTAGTGATGAGAGGAGAGGTCTTTAATTATATTCCTGCGAGTGGTGAGAGACAAGCAGGGCTTGCTGTCCGTGGCAAGTATAAAATCACGGACACTGTTTACTACAATCTAGACGTAAGTCGCTCCATTTGCCCACCGTAAAACGTGGGCTTTTTTTACCCGAAAGGACAATCCTATGAACAAAATGAAACAACTTGCCCCATTTGCCTTGCTAATTTTGCTATTAGGCATTGTCGGGCGAATGGATTATGACGACCACATACAAATGCAACGTTACAAATGCGAACGAAATCAAGGCGTTTGGCAAGTGGAAAGCAACGGCAATCAATACTGCGGAGGCAAATATGACACGAAATATTGAAACAGGCGTAGAGATTGTGGCGGTCGGCAAATTGCAGCATTCAACCTATCCACAATACAGCCGCCAAAACGCAATTATGTTGATTAACCGCAAAATTGAGCGGTTCAACGTTGGCAGAGATAAACCGATTTCACTTTATAAGGAGTAATAAAAATGGCAGGAATTAACAAAGTGATTATTGTCGGTCGCCTAGGTAACGACCCGGAACTACGAACAATGCCAAATGGCGATTCAGTCGCCAAAATCAGTGTGGCAACTTCGACCGAATGGACGGATAAAGTATCAGGCGATAAAAAACAAGCCACAGAATGGCATAGCATTATCGCCTTTCGGAATTTAGCTGACATTATTGGCAAATACCTGAAAAAAGGCTCACAAGTCTATGTTGAGGGCAAACTACGCACTCGCAAATGGCAAGCCCAAGACGGCACAGACCGCTGGACGACCGAAATCATCGCCGATCAGCTACAAATGCTCGGTAGCTCAAACAGCGGAAACAGCAATAATAATTGGGCAACCGAACCGGCAGGAAACCCACCGCCAACCAATCCATATAACCACGTAATGACGGATTCAGAATCACGAGATTTTGATGATGATATTCCGTTCTAATAATTTTATTCAAACCCTAATTAGGAGAACCAAAAATGGCAAAAACAAACGTACCTGAATTTTTAGATGAATTAGATTGCGGTATTTTCAAAGACAAGCTCGCAACAGCTCTTTCAGATGTGGCGTTAGGTGTACTAACCCACGATAAAAAGGGTAAGGTAACGGTTGAATTTAGCTTAGACAAAATGGATAGCGACAGCCCATCTGTTCAAATTCAGCACAAATTGAGCTATGTCAAACCGACCAAGCGTGGTAAATCAGCAGAAGAGGATACAACCGCCACGCCAATGTATGTTCATAAAGGTGGGGCATTATCTGCTACACCTGAAAAAACAGAAACGGCAGTAAAAGAAAGCCCTAGCGGTTTAAAGGCTCTATCTAAAGCTGCTGCATAATCAATTATTTTCAATCCAAGCCACGTTAATGCGTGGCTTTATTTTTTTACTCAAACAAAAAGGAACTTAAAATGGACAAAACGACACTTCAACAAATTTCGGCTCTTGCTGTTGCTGCAACCAAAGAACTTGAAACTGATTTTGGTGCAGTAATGCTACCAGAAGGCATTAAATTACAAAATTTAGAGCCTTTCCAAGCTCACCGTAACCAATTCCGTGCAGCGTTTTCAACGCAACGTTTTGGTAGCCTGATTGAATATGCTACCGCCAATGCTCAAGAAAATGCTCAATGCTTTATCGACCAAGAGAAAATGAGTGCGGAAATTGTATTTGATATGGGCAACCGAGAACAAGCAGGTCACGCTAAACATCGTGCTAATTTGGTGATGAAGAAAACCGCAGCATACAAAGCTCTATGCGAAATTAATGGCTCACGTCGCTCACAGCGTGATTTTTCTGATTTCCTCGAAGATTGGGGCATCTACTTGAACGCTTACCACCACGAAGATGAAATCAGTATTAAAAATGCCGTCCAAGCGGTGCGTAAAATGACGATTGACCACGCCCGAAATGAAGAACATGAACTCAGCGATTTCGCAGCCAAAAAATCAGCGATGGAATCGGTAGAAGCTAAATCTACACTGCAACTGCCAACTCACCTTGTATTTACTTGCAATCCATACAATGGCTTAGACACTCGATCATTTACTCTGCGTGTACAGGTGCTAACCGGTAGCGGTGAACCTGTACTAACTGCCCGCTTAGTTCATGCTGAGCAAATTGAAGAGTCTATTGCGACTGAGTTTGCGGAAAAGCTAGCCGATGCACTTAGCGAAACATCAATCAAGGTCAATATCGGTACGATTGCGATCTAGCTTGTAAGTTAGCTTATAAGTTTACTTGTAAGTTTTTAATGAAAATTGACCGCTTGTTGAATACAAGCGGTTATTTCTCGAGGAAAATTCACGATGAAAACAACCCAACATATTTTAGATGAACGTGAACAACAACACGGCAACTACAACAGTTTCGCCAAGATTTATGGTGGTTTACGCAAAGTAAGCGACCCGCACGCAGAGAAACTTACTTGGCGGCAGCAAATCTCGGTTGAAATGATACTGTTTAAACTGGCTCGTATTTTGAATAACGGCTCAAACCACCAAGATAGCTGGCAAGATATTGCCGGATATGCCCTATTAGGCGGCGATATTTATACTCCGCAATCATCAGACAATACCAATACCAAAGGCTTACCAAAACCATTAACAGATAGCATTTATCCCGAATCACATCTTGATAAAAATGCAGTATGGCGGCTGGATTTGGAGTTTGAAACGAAAGAGCAAGCGGTGGCGGTATTGGAAGCCGTAACAGGCAAGAAATATAGTGAAAATATAACTTAGGGGGAATTTATGAGCAAAGAAAAATATTTTTCAGTTGATGTATCAAATGATATACATATCCTAAATCTGCACGAAACCTTAGAGCAAGCAAAACAAAGCTGTTTAAATGGTGCTGCTGAAGCCTATGAGTTTGCCAGTGAAATGGATGATTGCGAAAACTATGAAGCCAATGATTTACCATATGCAGTTTATGGCGTTGTTTTAGGTAGAGCAAAATCAGATATTCGCCCGCTTACAAGTGAAGAAAAGGAATCTGGGTACTTTGAAGAGGTTGACAATTTTATTGAACAACCAGAACTTGTAGAAACTAATGGCTGGATTTCGGTTAAAGACAAATTGCCAGAAATCCACGAAGAAGTGTTGGTAACAAACAACTTTATTATGATAGCTAAGTTTAATGGCGAAAGCTGGATTACATCGGGAGGTATCTTAGGTATTCAGCCTGTTTACGATGTTACTCATTGGCAACCACTTCCTGAACCACCAAGGGAACAATAAAATCCTGTAAGGTTTTAGATATGTTTAGAAATGAACTCCAAGTAATGGACGGTAAACGTTATGTCGTGCTTGAATGCCAATTTCGCCGCGAATGGAAAGTTGCAATAGAGTCTAGAGGTACTGTAACGAGTGGCGAAGCTATCGAAATTTGTCAGTATTGGATCAAGTATAAAGGTGTAAAACCTGAGCAGCTTAAAGTTGTTGAAGTGCCTGATATTTTGAAGGAATAGGCATAAGTTAGTTAAGAACGGCGACATTATAAGTGCAGCAACACTTATAATGCCAGCTACGCAAAGCACACTTGCATATAGCCATACGCCGCCACCTAGCTAGGTAGGCGGAATTTTATCAAAAAATGAAGTAAAAGTGTATTTATATGCAATCATTAAGATTAATTGAGATCCGCTGTAAGTATTGCCAAAAATTATTGGCAAAAGCGAAAGATGTACAACATTTAGAAATTAAATGTGTACGTTGTAAATCAATCAATAAATTTAACTGAATTGAGTGTCTGAGCGTTAAGAACGCCTGAACGCCATAGGAGAACTATGGCAAAGCAAATCTTTAAACAAGCCCCACTTCCGTTTGTAGGTCAGAAACGAATGTTTCTAGCTCAGGTTTCTCAAATTTTAAATGAGAATATTCCTGATGACGGCCAAGGTTGGACAATCATAGATGTATTTGGTGGTAGTGGGTTATTAGCTCATACTGTCAAACATATCAAACCAAAAGCTCACATCATCTACAATGATTATGATGGATATGCGGAGCGGCTAAAGCATATTCCCGATACAAATAGGCTACGCAAGCAAATTTATGACATTATTGGGGAGAGTACGCCTAAAAACAAGCGATTAGATCCTGATAAGAAATCTCAAGTTATCAATGTTATTCAGTCTTTTGATGGGTATATTGATGTAAATTGTGTGGCTTCTTGGTTGCTATTTAGCGGACAGCAAATTAATAGTTTAGAGAATCTATTTAACAAAATATTTTGGAATGGTATTCGCCAAACCGATTATCCAAGTGCGGAAGGCTATTTAGATGGAATAGAAGTTACTCACGAAAGTTTTCATAAACTATTACCACGTTTTCAGCATAAAGATAAGGTATTGTTATTACTTGATCCGCCATATCTTTGTACTCGCCAAGAAAGCTATAAGCAAGCCACTTATTTTGATTTAATCGATTTTTTAAGATTAATCAATTTAACTAAAGTGCCTTATATCTTTTTTAGTTCAACAAAAAGTGAATTTGTGAGGTTCGTAGATTTTATGGTTAGCGAGAAAAAAGATAACTGGCAAACTTTTGAAAATGCGAAATGGATTAAAGTTAAAGCTAGTCTAAATTATCAATCTACCTATGAAGATAATTTGGTTTATAAATTTTGACATTTAATGAATGATTGACAATTAACCGCTTGTTCCGCAAGCGGTTATTTTTTGGAGGAAAAATGCACATAGAAGACAAAATCGCTTGGTGGCTTGCCAATGGAGAGACAGGGGTAAGCAGTAAAACAATGGCTTTTTACCTTGGTTACGGAATAAGACCAAAAATAGAAGGCTACCCACACGATGTATCGGATTTCAGGCGTTGCTTTCTGTTGTTGGAGACAGTCCCTTTTTTGCGAAATAGGATTGAAAAAATGGCTGAACTTGGGAAAGTTTGGGCTGCACTTGCAAAAGAATGGCACACATTAGAGGCTCTCTACAACGAAGAGGAAGGTCAAATAAGATGCCCCAAAACCTATGCTAAGTTGAGAGAAATCCTAGAAGCCAACGAAGAAAATGTTGTCCGCATCGGTAATGTGAGCATTTCGATAGGTTCAACGACTTAACGATTATTTAACCAAATCCCTCTAAATGAGGGGTTT